GTGTGAATTCAGATACAAAATCGACTCGTGTTCGAAAGTCGTTGATGGTGATACCGTCGACGTTCTTATCGATTTGGGGTTCGACGTACTCATTCGCCAACGCGTGAGATTGCTCGGTATTGATACCGAGGAATCGCGAACATCCGATAAGATCGAAAAGATTTATGGGAAACACGCTAAGAAACAGATTCTTAAATGGGTCACAAAAGCGGTCGAATCCGATAAGGACGATTGTGAGATCGAATTGAGATGCCCAGAACGCGACTCGGTAGGTAAGTACGGACGCGCGCTCGGTGAATTGTGGGTTCTCGAAGATAATAACTGGACGAACGTGAATAAGTGGATGTGTGAAAACGGCTACGCCGTTCCGTATGTCGGTCAGAACAAGAACGATGTTAAGGAACACCACATGTTACACCGAAAATTGTTAGCCGAACGCGGCGAACTCGTCATCGACGAAGACGGAACCTTTTTAACGTCTAAGTAAAAACTAATTAATCTTTTGTTCGTTTAAATTTACTAAAAAAACTTTTTTTCTTCCCACCTTGGGACTTTCGAAGATTTATACCGTTACCGCACCCTCGACCCAAAAAGCGGAGTTGTTGTTTTCGAAATTCCTTATCGACATTTTGTCTTATTTCACTTACTGGTTTTTGACCAAGTTGGTTCATGAATGATTTTTTGTTCAACCCGTTACATATTTTATTTTTAGAGTTTATATATTCTTCTAAATTTTTACGATTTCTTTCCGTGTTATTATTTACCATTTATATACATGAAGATTTAAATTATTTTCCCAGTTCATGTAAATGAATAATAATAATAAAATTTATTTTAATTATAGTTTTAATAAAAATTTATTCAAAAGAGATTATGAACTAAGAAATAGTTATACGGAAGGATTAGAAAATTTAAAAAAATTAGAAAGTGATTTGAAAAATGCGAAAAATAACAACGAGAAACTAAATATTAAAAGGAAAATAGAAAAAAAGAAAAAAAATTTAAACAATATTTCAAACAAAACAACTCTTAAAAAAACCCAAAACGTTCAAAATATTTATAAATTAGCATTAAAACAGCCAGTACAAAAGCCATTACAAATAAGAAAACGCGTACATGTACTTACTGAAAATCAAAGGGAGAGGAAGAGAGAAAGAGATAGGCAACGCTTGAGGAAAATGACACCTCAACAAAAAGAGATCAAGAAACAACAAGTTAGGGAATCAAGGAAGAAAAGAACTGAAGAACAGAAGGAAAGAAATAAAAAACGTCAACGTGAATGGTATCTTAGAAATAAAGAAAGAAAGAGAGCAGTCAAGAAATAATTAATTATATCTCACATACGGAACATGTTCTATATAATTAAATTTTAGTACCCTAAAAGTAATACGTATTGAGGTGTGACGAGTAATAAGTTTACAATACTATCCGTAAACCCATCGTATAATTCAGTTTGGTGTATAGTATTTGCAATAAAGTAAAAGTATATGGATAAAATGTAATGTATTTTATTTATACTATACAAACTGATCGTAGACGCAAATATACCTATATACCCACATGCGTTTATTTTCATTCTATCGTCTTTATTTTTTAAAGGTTCACATTTACGTATGAGTGAAATAGAAAGCGCGTGAAATAATATATTTAGAAAACTTATTTTATGTTCTTGTGCGTAAAAAAGTATAGATAATCCAATATGTAGAAAACTTTTATATTTTTTGTATATTAATTCACTTTTATACGCATTCGCGTTATATGCGTTATAAACATGGTATGAAAATTTTAAAGGACAATGGACCACACATGCGACAGAAGCGTAGCTTATAGGAAAAAATGAGGAAACTATAACGGGTAAAAGGGACGTTGTTGCCGATAACAATTCTATACCACGTGTATAGAACATTTTATGTTATATACACGTCGTATCTTTAAATCTATGTTACTAATATATGTGGATGTTATTGTGTAGACCAATAGTTATCCCTATAAAAAACGTAGATGATACCATGGTTAGTACTGACATGTGTAGAATAGTAACTGTATCTCCTACAAATGATTCAAGTAGATATGTTATAGATATAGTTGAAGATGCGCCCGAAATAAAAATAACACCACCCCCAGACTCTTCTAAATAATTTTATCGTAATATTCTTTGGAAAGTTCACACCCAGAAAACTTACGTTCGGTGTTTCTACACGCCATAGCTGTTGTTCCACCACCAAGAAAGGTATCTACGACGATGTCACCTTTGTTTGAGTGTTTCTCTATAAGCGATTGAAATAAATCAACGTTTTTTTGCGTCGGGTGGAATCTATTTTTACCACCTTGGATTGGGAAAGTGTATATACCGTTATCGTATTTACTATTAAACGTCGGTTTACCTTTCTTAACACCAAGTAAAGCTATTTCGCGACAATTCGTCAGGTAATTTGTACCCGAGTTTATGGGTTGTGGATTTGTTTTAATCCATTCTATGAACCGAATTTGTTTAAACTTATGTTTTTCCATGAGTTCCTTGAGATGTGATATTTTCCATAAATCAAAGAATATTATACACGTACCACCGTCTCTAAGTTTTTGGTAATATAGTTTTATAAACTCATCGAGTGTATCCATTGTAAAGTTTTCGTCCCATTCACCGTAATTCGTCTTAACGCTATACTTAGTACCGTATATGGTACCGTATTTCATATAATTTTCCTTAGCGTTTGGTGTTGTTTTAGCGGCATCATTTTCATCGACGTATTTTAACCATTCAGATTCAGTCTTTTCTAGGTTTTTACCCGACTCTATAGCGTTATGTAACGCGTTCATACCCGTCTCGTGTGAAATAATATACGGTGGATCTGTAAGTATAAGATCTATAGAACCATTATCGAGTCGTTTTAAAAAATCACGTCCTTCACAATTTTCTATATTCATATAATGTATATAACACCCATATTTTTAAATACTTAAAAAAATAAAACGATTTTTAATAAATGATAAAGACAGCTCTTTCTCTTTTTTCGGGTTGTGGTGGTGATACAGTTGGTATGACCAATGCGGGTTTAGATGTTTCGTGGTATTCGGAACTTAAAAAAGTATTTAGAGAAAGTCACGATCTTAATTTCGATGCGTGTAAATTGTTAGGAGACGATATAAATAAGATTTCCGATGAAGATTTTGAAAAATTACAAGGTAAAATTGATATCATATTCGGTGGGTTTCCGTGTCAAAGTTTTTCGAATGCGGGTAAAAAAGATCCAAATGATATGAGAGGTCAACTTTATTTACAATTTGTTCGCGCAGCTAAACTAATTAAACCTAAATTTATTATAGGTGAAAATGTTAAGGGTTTACAAACTAGAAAAACACAAACGGGTGAAAATTTTATAGATGTTATCATAAAAGCGTTCAATGATATTGGGTACACGTGTACTTATAAAGTTTTAAAATCTGAAGAGTATGGTGTTCCGCAAAAACGTGAACGTCTTTTTATAGTCGGATGTCTCGACGAGAACTTTAAATTTAATTGGCCCGAACCTGTTAATGAACGCACTTCACTCGAAGATATAGTAAAATTTGACATGGACGGTGCTTTAGAAGTTCCTAAAGAACTCATGGATGAAGCTGGTGTACCCGAAAGTGCCATGGTACTTGGTGAAGGTGAACCGTATGGAAAAGTTCACCCTTATTTGTTATCACAAGAAAAAGTTAGGGGAGTTGTATACAAAGAAAAATATATTAGTAAGTATCAATTTTCGTATTCAAAAAGAAAATCACCGGTACATTGTGAAATTGTAGATATTACAAAACCTAGTAAAACTATAATATGTGCGTACGATCACCAACCTCGGTTATACGTACCTCTAAAAACGAGTAAAGGATATTTTATAAGACCTTTTACAGTTAACGAACTTCAACAAATTCAGGGGTTTCCACGTGATTATAAATTATCTGGTAATCACAAAGATAAAGTTGTTCAAATTGGTAACGCAATTCCTCCAAAACTAGTTCAGAACATAATAGAAAAGATCAAATTTTAATAGACCAGTTAGGTCTTGGTCGTGATTTCACTATACCAAAATCACTCGCTTGTTTAAACATTTGACCATAATCTGAAAGTTCAATATCACCCATTTTTACAGCATTTTTCTGTATATGAATCATTATATCATACAATTGTCTGTAACTTTCAGCGTTTCTATTATTGTTTAACATTTTACACGAACACTCTATTGCTTTAGTAAATAATGACTTTTGTTCTTCTTCTATACAATGGTCATTATTTATAATTTTTTTAAGCATGAAACTTGAGTGTTTAATTTCTACGTCTCTTTCTTTAACATTAATAAACACGTAGTAATAATCATCATCTTTTTTTGGTATAGTATCATTCAAAATGTATTTACCAGATGTACTTTTTTTACATTCGTACGTAATCGGGTGACTGACAGATGGAAACATCACGTCTTGTATATCCTTTGGTTTCTGAGAAGCTGCTAGAGAACCAATTTTTCCACCCATGAGATGAATTATATCGATTATATCCCTAATATACGATTGTTCTCCATTTTGTGTGTTCGATCCAGTGTTTAGATCGTCCCACTTCAAGTTTTCCTTGATGTGTGTAGTTAATTGTTGATTGATTTTGTTAATTGTTAAAGTCATTTTTATTTAATTTTTTATTCATTAATTATTGACTTAGGTATAAAGAAACAATGATATATGTATATAAATGATACGCGACTATGCCGAACACGTATATAAAGTACTTGGTCCCGGTTATAGCGAGCGCGTGTATCACAATGCGATGGAAGTTGTCTTGCGGAAAAACGGAGTACATTACGAAACGGAGAGAATAGTTCCTATAGAATTTGAAGGACATACTATAGGGAATCTTCGCGCCGATTTAATTTTAAATAACAAAACCGTGGTCGAACTGAAATCGGTTAAAACCATGAACGACGTCATGGTCACGCAGGCACAAAACTATCTACGTTTGACGGGGTTCCCGGAAGGGTACCTTGTAAATTTTCCTACATCGCTTAACTCTGATTTAGAGGTTAGGTACGTGACTTTGAATTAATTTGTACACAAGGTTTCTTTAGCACGGAGTTTACCGGCCATTAAATCTTCATTGGTTTCGCCTAATGCTTTATTTACATAATCGTATGCGACTAAAATTTTATCATTTGAATCATTCCATACAAACCCTGTATTCCAATCTTCTCTTATGATAGTCCAATTATCGTCGTATAAATCACACCCCTGTATGTCTTCATTTTTAAGAAGGGTCACTCTCTCATCTATTTTTCTTTTTAAATCTGAAATACAAAATTTATTAATAATTTCTTCATCTGACTGTTCAACTCTAGTTACCCCTTGTGGCAACTCTGTGTCTGGTATATCTTCACGCATGGCAAATGCCTGGCCAAGTACTTGTATAACTTCCTTATACTTTGGTTTTGAATAAATGAAATTAAGTTCGGGATCTTTTACCTTATCTTGT